TTACCGTGTCGACGTCGCAAACGCTTCCGGGCGTCAAATACGCGTTGTTGACAGTTAATTCGACCGGTGGCAGTATCGCCAGGACGTTGGAACGCATGATAAAAATCGAGTTTAAATAATGGACACGACCGGCGCCGCATACGAACGACACCGCGAAAAAATGGCGTTGCGACAACGCGACGCACGCGCGAAAGCCGCCGAAATTGGACCGCTTCCGGAAGTGGTCGACCCGGATCGCCGGCAGCGTTGCCGGGAATCGTTGCGGGAATTCGCCGAAACGTATCGCCCGGAAGCGTTTTCGCTTGGTTGGTCGGAAGACCATTTGCGGATTCTGGAACGCTTCGAAACGACGGTTCGCGACGGCGGTTTGTTCGCGTTAGCTATGCCGCGCGGATCGGGAAAAACGACGATTACAATCACGGCGGCTTTGTGGGCGTTGCTTTACGGTTTTCGAAATTGGGTTTGTTTGGTCGGTGCGACCGGTCCAAAGGCGGCCGCGCTTTTGAAGTCGATAAAAACCGAATTGCGTTTCAATCCGTTGTTGCTTCAGGATTTCCCCGAAACTTGCCACCCAATCGAACGCCTTGAAGGGAAAGCAATTCGGGCGAACGCGCAAACGCTAGACGGCGTCGAAACGAACATTGAATGGCTCGCCGAATCGTTGACGTTTCCGACGGTCGCCGATTCGCCGTCGTCCGGTGCGGTTGTTACGGTGGCAGGTATTACGGGCGACATTCGCGGCCAGCAAAAAACGCTTTCCGACGGCCGCGTGATTCGACCGGATTTCGTGATCGGCGACGACGTCCAAACGCGCGAGTCGGCGAAGTCGCGGCAACAAACCGACGATCGTTTGGCGATCATTCACGGTGATATTTTGGGCCTTGGCGGTCCAGGCGTCAAAATGTCGGGCGTGTTTCCGATTACGGTGATCCAACGCGGCGACGTGGCCGAACGATTGTTGGACACGGAAACGTCGCCGGAATTCCACGGCGAACGAACCCGGCTTTTGTACGGCATGCCGACGAACATGTCGTTGTGGAACAAGTACAGCGAAATTCGCGACGCGGATTTCCGAAACGGCGGCGATGGATCGGTCGCGACGGAATTCTATCGGGAAAACCGGGCCGACATGGAGGTCGGTTGTCGCGCCGCGTGGGACGACCGACACAATCCCGACGAAATCAGCGGAATACAACACGCGTTGAATTTGTATTTCCGCGACGAAGGGGCGTTCTGGGCCGAGTTCCAAAACGAACCGATCCAAACAGCCGCCGACGATTTAATTTCCGAAGACGAAATAACAGAACGCGTTCACGCGTACAAACGCGGCATCGTTCCCGACGAAGCCGACATGGTCACGGCTTTTGTTGACGTCCAAAAACAAATGTTGTTCTATTGCGTGACCGCGTGGCGAAAAGATTTCACCGGTTACGTTATTGATTACGGCGGATTCCCCGACCAGCAAACGACGAACTTTCGATATCAACAAGCAAAACAAACGTTGTCGAAACGTTGGCCGGGCGAATCGTTGGAAGTGACGTTGACGCGCGGTCTGAACGAATTGATAAACGGTCTATGCGGCCGGTCATGGACAACGCCGACAGGAACCGAACTTTCGATCGAACGCGTTTTGATCGACGCGAACTGGGGTTTGTCGCGGAATATCGTTTACGAATTCGCCCGACGTTCGCAACATAAAGCGATCATTTTCCCGTCGCATGGAAAAGGCGTCGGGGCGTCCGCCGAACCGTTAAACGCGAAACACGTCAAAAAGGCGGGCCGGTCGGTCGGTTTACATTGGAGGGTCGACAAAAGCCGCGACGCGCCGAACAGGTACGTTGTCTACGACACAAATCATTGGAAGTCGTTCTGTTTTGCCCGGCTCGGGACCGAACCTGGAACGTCGTCCAGTTTGACGTTATACGAAGCGACGCCGCGAACGCACAAAACATTTGCCCGACACCTTAAAAGCGAATATCCAGTCACGGTCGAAGGTCGCGGGCGAACCGTCGACGAATGGAAAACCCGCGCGGATTTGGCCGACAACCATTGGTTCGATTGTTTGGTCGGAACGTGCGTCGCGGCTTCGGTCCAGGGTTGTAACTTGACCGACAAAACGAAAACCATTTTCGGTTCGAATTCCGCACCGAAGCGAAAACGCAAACGTCGAAACGTGAGTTTTTAACATGGCAAAACGTAAGCGAAGACAAACCGAAACACCGGTCGTCGTGTCGGAAATCAAACCGTGTCCGCATTGTGGCAAAACGGAAGGATTTTTAAAAACACGCGGCGCGTATCTCGAACGAACTTGCGTCGCGTCCGGCGTCCATTTGAAGTTTTACCGGTCACGGTGCAAGGCGTGCGATTGTGTCGTAATCGAACGCGTCGAAAAAAAATTGACAGAAACCGGCGTGTAAATGTCCAAAATTGTCTGATTTTGGCAACTATACAAACAACGGGGGAAATCCATGGCGTCGGAATTTAGGCAAAAACGACTTGCGCACGCGAAACGCATGGTTGACGCGATCGAAGAACAATTGGCGACGGGCGTCGGAATTGTGAACGTAAACGTTGACGGAATGTCGGTCACGTTCAATCGTGAAAAGGCGTTCGAGGAATTGCAGAAGTGGTCGAAACTTGTCATCCGCCTAAGCCGCACCAAATCCCGCACGTCGGCCATTCGATTGGATAACGCATGATTTCAAACGAAACAAAACCGAACGTTTTAAACCGCATTTTCGGCGGTTTCTTCGGTAAATATACGGCCGCCGAAGCCGACGCCCAACGCCGACGCGATCCAGGGAACACAATCCGAAGTTCGGACGATTTGTTGGACACGTCCAAACGTCGCCGCCTGATGGAAGGCGGCCGCGAATTGTGGCGAAATTACAGCGTCGCCGCCTGGGCCATTCGTAAACATTTGGACTACGTCGCGACGTTCAATTTTCAGGCACAAACCGACAACGACGATTTAAATCGCGAACTTGAATCGTTGTTCAATTGGTACAACCGAAGCGACAATTGCGACATAGCGGGCCGGCACACGTTCCGACGTTTGATTCGGATCGCCGAGGCACGACGCGTTATCGACGGCGATTGTTTTTTCGTTTTGCTTCGCGACGGACGAATCCAGCCGATCGAAGGCGACCGCGTGCAAAATCCCGACGTGTCGCGTTATTCGGCCGAGGATCGCCGGAAATGGGTTCACGGAATCAAAGTCGGTCAAGGCGGGCGGATGCAACAGGCGTCGATCTATCGGCGTTTGACGCATGGTCGCTATGAATTCGAAAGAATTATTAACGCGTCGAACATTCTTCAAATTGCCTATTGGGATTCGTTCGATCAAATTCGCGGCGTGTCGCCATTGTCGGCGGCGATTTCATCGTTTCAGGATGTTTTAGAGGCGAAAGAATACGCGTTGGCGAAAGCGAAAATAACGCAATTGTTCGCCCTTGCAATCACGCGAGAAATGGCAGATTTCGACGACGACGACGAACAATTAGACGAAACAGCGCCCGTCGTCGATTTTGGTCGTGGGCCATTTAAGCTCGAACTAGACCCAGGCGAAAACGCTTCGTTTTTGGAATCCAAACATCCTTCGACCGAATTTCAATCGTTTATGTCGATGACGCTTCAAGCCGCGTTGAAATCGCTCGATTTGCCATGGTCGTTTTATGACGAAGCCCACACGAACTTTTTCGGTTCGAAGATGGCATTGACGAATTACATTCAGTCGTGTCGATCGAAACGCGACGACTTGCGGGACGTTTTGAACAGAATAACGGCGTGGCGGCTTCAAAAATGGATTGCCAACGGTGTTTTAACGCTTCCGCGCGGAATGACGATTGGCAATTTGAAATGGGATTGGGTCGCCGCCGGTGTTCCCTGGTGGGATGTTTCGAAGGAAATTGACGGCGATATCAAAGCGGTCCAGGCTGGATTGCGAACGCTTTCGGAAATTAGACGCGAACGATACGGCGACGACTGGAGGGACGTAATCCGCAAACGTGCGGAAGAACAACGGTTCGCGGAAGCCGAAGGCGTTTCGACCGTTTTTGACACAATACAAACGCCAACCGAAGGGAACGAAGAATGACGGCCGCATTTATACAGGCAAACGGCGAAATGTTCCGCACCGCGACCACATTCGCGGGCGAATTGTCGAAAGTCGACAAGGAACGCGGGATTATTTACGGCGCGAAAATTATTAGTTTGGGCCGCGTCAACGATTCGCGACCGTGGCACGTTGACGAACAAACATTGTTGGACGTCGAACGCATGATTAACGCGCCAAATAAGGGACTCAAAGCCCGTTGGACGCATCCGAATATGTGCGACGATGGATTGGGCAAATACCTCGGACGGTGGCAGAACGCCCGCATCAGTGGCGATAGTGTGATCGCCGATTTGCATTTGGCAAAATCCGCTTTCGATTCTCCGGTCGGCGATTTGGGTTCGTACGTTTTGCAACTTGCCACCGAAGACGCGGAATCGTTTGGCGTTTCGGTCGCGTCAATGTTGGCCGACGAAATGGAAGGCGAACCGGAAGACGGCGAAACCATGCCGCTACGATTTGCCGGATTACACGCGGCCGACCTAGTCGATTCACCAGCCGCGACACGCGGCGGTTTGTTTTCCAATATTGACGACGATTTGCCAAACATGGCAACGTGGCTTTTGAAAAAACATTTTTCCGATGCGTCACCTACTGACGTTTTCCATCGGTTTGTTTCGTTTCTTTCCCGTTACTTTGAGAGGGATGTCATGGACGAGATTCGCGACGGTCTATTGGCCGCGGATTTAGTCGAAACGCCCGTCAACGAACAACCGACGGTCGATCAAGCCGACGGCGAAAACGTTGCGGTGTTTTCACTTGAAAGTTTGCGTGATGACGCAAAACCATTTGTCGAGGCGTTTGGCGACGTCGGCGCACGATGGTTTATCGAAGGGCGTGATTTGCTCGAATGTTTCCGCGAGAAAAACGACGAATTGGGTCGGCATTGTAAAGATTTGGAAAACCAAATCGCAGAGCTACAGGCTCAAATTATCGCGACCGATTTGTCCTCCGGTGAACCCCAACCGCTTTCCACGGATGAACGCGTCGACGTCGACCCGGCACAAGCCGCGAAATTCGCCCGCGTTGACGAATTGAAAGCGAAGGGCGTCGACCCGCGTGTCGCAAAATTTGGCGTTGCTTTAAACAATTAGTTTTGGACAAACCACAGACACAAACGTTCGCGTTTGTGTTGCCGCATAAAAGGAATTTAAAACATGGCAGACGCATATCAAACAACCGCCCAGGTTGCGTATTTCAACAAGGTCGATATGGAATTGATGGTTTCCGACGTGCTAAACGAATCGCCATTGGTGCAAGCCATGGCCGCACGTTCAACGCGATCAAATTCGTTCGTTTACACGCGACAAACCGCAGCGCCTTCCGTTGGCGTTCGTTCAGCGAATGACGGTATCGAAAACACCGTCGGAACATATGAGAGCGTGACCGCAAACCTAAAGATTTTTGACGCATCGTTCGGCATGGATGTCGCAGTCGCACAAAGCGACGAACGCGGCGTTGAACACGCGATCGGCGTCGAAGCCGTCACGCATCTTCAACAGGCTATGTTCGAAATCGAACAACAAGTTTTGAACGGAACGGTTGGCAACTTGGCCGGCGGTTTCAGCGGCTTCGCCGATCAAGCGAACCTAAACGGCGCTAGCGACACCATGGTCGTAAACGCCGGCGGAACGACCGCCGGAACCGGTTCCAGCGTTTACCTTATTCGAATGGGCGAAGGCGACGTTCAGTTGTTATGGGGCCAGGACGGCGAAATCAGCATCGGCGACCGACAAATCGTCGAACGTGCTGGATCGTCAACCGGACGTTTCCCCGCGTTCTATCATCCGATTGTGGCATGGTGCGGATTGAAAATCGGTTCGACTTACAGCGTCGCCCGCGTCGCAAACTTGACCGAAGACACCGGCAAGGGATTGACCGACGATTTAATTTACGACGCGTTGTCGAAGTTCCCCGCGTCACGTCAACCAAACGTGATCGTGATGAACCGTCGAAGCCTGGAACAACTCAGAAGTTCCAGAACGGCCACAAACGCCACCGGCGCGCCCGCAGGTCGACCAACGGAGGTCGACGGGTATCCGATCATCGTCTCCGACGCGATCGGCAACACCGAAACGTTGCTTGTCTAATGTCGTTAGTTTCAAACGCAATCGTTGCCGCGTACAAAGCCGCCCGTTCGGTGAACGCGGCAACGATAACCATCACGCGACCGCGAACGGGCGAAACCGTTTCGTTGTCGGCCGTTCCCGGTTCCACCGCACACGTTGTGGAAACCGACGGAATGATCGTCAACGAAATTCGGTCGCGCGATTTTTTGGTTTTATCTTCCGAGTTCGTTTTGGGTGGATCGCAAACAACGCCGGAACGCGGCGACGTTATCACGTCGGGCGGGAAGACGTTTAAGGCGTTGGCCGCAAGTGGCGAACAACACTGGCGATATACCGACCAGACGGAAACGGTGATTCGCATTTTCACGAAAGAGGCGTGATTGAATGTCGAAATTGGTTGACATTACGAACGCCGTTGTTTCGCGATTAAATGCGGCAACATTTACGCTTTCGTTCACGGCCGAATCGCGGTTGTTTCCGCTTTTCGAAATGGACGGCATCGATTCGCTATTGGTCAGCGTTTATGGTGCGAACGAATCGTGGGAACGTGAATCGCGCAGCGGCGTTTATTCGAAGGCGTACGACGTCCATGTCGTAATCGATTCGCCGGTTCAACAATCGGCGACACAAACCAATTTGAATTCGTCGGTCGAATCTTTGATCGACCTATGCGAAGAGATCAAATTAGATTTGGCCGTTCGTCAAATGGACGGTTCGCCGTTGGTTGAAATCGAACACGACGAACCATTCGATTCGCAGTTCTTCCACGAATTCGGATTTTTTCATTCGGTTATCACGTTCCGATATAAAGGGATCGGCTAATGTCATACGTTTTGAGCGAAGACGCAAAGGTCTATTACAACACCGGAACCTATGCGTCGCCAACATGGACGGAAATAAGCAACGTGAAAGACGTCACGTTGAATCTTGAAAAGGACGAAATCGACGTTACGACGCGGGCGTCGGGCGGTTTCAAGGAACGGGCCGACGGTTTGATCGACGCATCGATCGGCTTTCAAATTCTTTGGAACAATAGCGACACCGCGTTCACGGCGTTGCAGGACGGTTTCTTTAACAAAACCGCCGTAGAAATGTTGGTTTTAGACGGTCCGCAAACGACCACCGGAAGCGAAGGTTTGCGGGCGACTTGCATGGTCAAAAGTTTTACGCGTTCCGAACCACTTGGAGGCGCGTTAATGGCCGACGTTAATTTGTTGCCAGTCAAAAACTCCGACGCCGCGCCCGCATGGTACACGGCGCCATAGTAGGTGAACAATGCCAACGTTTAATGACACCGACGGCGTCGCCTGGAACGTCGTCGTAACGCTTGGAACGCTTGAAGACATTCGCGAACGACTGTCGGTCAACATTTTGGACAATCCGTCCGAAATGCCGACGTCGATTCGCGACATGGTCAATTTGATTTGGATTTG